GAAGACACGAGCGATCACAACGGCGTTGATCCCGGCAGGCTCGGTTGACTGTGCAATCCTGTTCCTGCAAAACCTGATTATTGAAGACGGCATACTCAGTCAATTGGTAGACAACCGCGCCGACTTTCTCCACGACCGGGAGCCTGCACAGGTAGAGAAGGCTGTTGTGGGGTTGAAGGTGGAGAGTGTCCCGACTGAGGACGGTGGCAAGACGTACCGAATTATGGCGGGGCATCCGACGTGGGAAGGTCAGAATATTGATACCTGCCAGTTACAGATAAACGATTGGGGGCTGTCCTCCTTCCTCCGTGAAGCGCAGCACGAAGTCAGTAATGCCGATGGGTATTTTTTCGACGTGGAGCAGTTGAATTACATTGACGCTCACGAAGTGCCTGCCGGACTGAGATACTGTCGAGCGTGGGACTTAGCCGCAACACAAGGCGGAGGCGACCATACCGCAGGGCCGAAGGTGGGGATAGCGGCGAACGGGAATGTTTATGTAACCGACCTTGTGTACGGGCAATGGGCAAGTGATAACGTCGAATCCGAGATAGAGAAAGCGGCGAGGGCTGACGGGCCGAATGTTATCCTGAGACTGCCGCAAGACCCGGCACAGGCTGGCAAGTACCAGAAGGTGCAACTGAGCATCAAGTTCAAAGCGTACAACCCGAAATTTGAATTGCCGTCTGGTGACAAAGCGACACGCGCGCGAGGGTTTCAGGGAGCCGTGAACAAGGGGATTGTGTACGTTGTTCGGGCGGCGTGGAACCCTGTTATGAAGAACGAACTGCGCAAGTTCCGTGAGGACGGCACACAGGCGAGCGATGATATTGTAGATGGGTTGAGTGATGGTTACAATGAACTTTCGCAAGCCCCGACAACCTACAAAGTGAGAATAGGCTAAACCCGTTGACACCGACCCTGCTCTTTAAATACTGCCTTGCTCTCTCAGGCGGCATCGTCCTGATCGGATTTGCTATCTTTCTTGTAACCTGTCTGTTCGTGCTGACGCTGGCCTGGGCGAAGCGTCCGGTGCAGTCTATAGGGCAGAGCGTGGAGACGGTTGAGGGCAGACCGTACCAGACGATTGTTCCCGTAGCGCAAACCAGTTCCTAAGATTAATTTATGCCGAACTTTCTTGACAGCATCAAAAGCGGACTTCGAGACGGCATCAAAGCGGCTGGCGGCACGTTCAGTGGTGGCGGTGGAACTTCCACGCCTGCGAACAATGGACTGAACTGGAACAACTCAGGGCGCATGTTCGGGTTGCAGAGTGGGTCGAGAATCAATTGGTCAATGATTACTGGTGGCCTGCAAGAGAATCCTATTGCAAGTACCTGCCTTTCGATCATTACTGAGAACTATGTTCAGGCGCGAATCAGGGTTGAGAAGCGTGGAGACGATCAGGACAAATACGAACCAGACGCAACGCACCCGCTCTTGCCTATCCTGAAACAGCCGAACCCGTTTTACTCTTGGGCTTACCTGACCAAAGGTATTATCGCTTCGATGCACGGAAGCGGAGACGGGTACATTGGCATCGAGCGTGACGGCAGAGGTTTACCGTCCGAACTCTACTGGTTGCCCTATGGCGTGACCCCGCACAAGAACAAGAACAGTAAAAGGCTGTGGGACAGTTGGGATTACAAGACGGGGGATAAGACCGTCAATGTCCCGATCCAAGACATTATTAAGATTCCGTTAGGGGCTGACCCGAACCGACCCGGTTTCGGTTTGAGTGTCGCCAACATCCTAAAGCAAGACCAATACACGCTCCAACAGGGAACGAACTACACGGCGAACGTGATGCGCAATAACGGCACGGTGGGCGTCCTGCTCACGCCAAAGAGCATCAAAGACGGCAATAACAATATTGTGCAGCCGGACATTGACCCGAAGACCGTTGTAGATACATGGCGAAGCAAAACACGCGGCGACAATTCAGGCGATGCAATGTACCTGGACTTCCCGCTAGACGTGTCGTTTCCGAAGAACAGTCCGCAGGAACTCGCTATTGATACGATTCTTGACCGTCCTGAGTCGAATATCTGCGCAGTGATGCGGGTTTCGATCCTGCTCGTAGGTGCGTATGGCGGCAGACAGGCGAAGACTTACGCGAATTTTGAAGAGGCGCGGCTATCGTTGTGGGAAGAGTGTTTGCTACCATTGCAATCTATTATAGCAAGCGAACTAACAACTCAACTCATTCCGCAGTTCGGAGGCGACCCGACAACCGAGCGTGTTGCCTACGACACATCTGGTATCCGCGCCTTACAGCCAGACGCCGACGCCCTGAACAAACGCTACCTTGAATCGTGGCAAGCGAACGCGATCACCCGCGCCGACTACAAACGCGGCACGAAGCAGCAGGTTTTGCCCGAAGACGAAAAAGTCTATTTCTGGATGCTCCCGAAAGTGACCGACACCGGGCAGGTAGCCGGTGGGCAGATTACAGACGGGTTAGAGAACGCAGGGCATGACGTGGGGATTTTGGCAGATAAGCAAGACGCGGCAGAGACAGAGCGTAATGCGCCACCTGTGCCGCTAGTACCCCCGCAGAATGGCGCACAGGGCGCAGGGCGGGCATTGGTTGGTGTGGCGAGTAATGGGAACGGGAAGCACTAAAGCATGGGCCGGGAGTGATTGCGTTATGGACGATATTTTAATCAATTTCGGGAGTGCAGTAAAGGCACTTGGAAACGGGCGGATCGGTGGCTACCTTGTCACGTTTGGTGATGAGACAACGCCTGATTTGTCCGAACACCGAGACTTCTTCACGCCTGACAAAACAGATTACGATATTGAGGATGGCGCGAAAACGACCATGTATTTTCATCATGGGCTAGATGAAAAGATCGGCGTTCGCAAACTTGGCAAGGTGGAAGTCAAGACCGATGACGTTGGGATATGGGCCGAAGGTGTTTTGGCTATCCGCGATAATTACGAACGCGAAATATACAAGATGTGTGAAGCGGGCAAACTCTCATGGTCGAGCGGAGCCACTACGCATTTAGTACGCCGTGAAAAGGTCGAGGGGAAGAACGCAAGCCGTGTCCTGAACTGGCCTATTTCAGAAGCGAGCCTGACACCGAATCCAGCGGACTACCGCAATACCGTAATGGCGATAAAGTCTGCTCCGGCAGATACGAACGCCTACGATACTCTTTTGATAGATATGCCTGCCGTCTTCGCTGCGTCGGCAGGAAGTCCCCAAGATTTACTCTCTGTTTCCTCCGACGAGGTACTAGACGAAGCCGAACAGAATACGCGCCGCGTCCTGTCCGACCTGTCGAATATGCCTCTCAAATCCTATCTCCAAGCGATGCGCCGCGTCTGCGAGGGAATGAATGATCGCGTGACGTTCCTCACCGAACAGTCCGCGTCGGCAAAGTCGGGAAGGCCTATCAGTGCCGCCAACGTTGCCGCTCTCGATGAAATCTGTTCTGGCATGGAAAGCCATGTAACGCGAATGCGCGGCATGGTGGACAGCCACAAGAACACAGACACGCCGAAATCCGCATACCCTGACATGGACAGCCTGTACATGAATTTCCTGTACGCTTCTGCGGGGATGTGACGCTTTTAGGAGAAAATGAACGCAATGCCTACCCTGGTAGAAAAAAGCAACGAACTGGACGCGAAGCGCGGCGAACTCGCCAAGATGTACAAAGAGAACCAGAACGCGGACGGTTCCTGGAAGGCCATTTCCCCGGCGATCCAAAAAGAGTTCAACGACCGCAACGAGGAACTCGGCACGTTGGTGAGCGAAGTCAAGACGCTCGAAAAGATCGACGCCGACTTCAAAAAGAACGAAGCGGAAATAAAAGCGGCGATGCAGTCGCGCATGACCGTTACGAACAACTTCGGCGGTGGTGGCGACGGGCTGAACGCGCAAGAGGCTTTACCCGGTGGCGGCAACATCCTTCGTGCCCTCGGCTACGAAAGCAAGTCGCTCGGTGAAATGTTCGTGGATTCCAGCGGCTACAAAGGCCGCAAAGAGCGATCCGCACAGCGTTTCGTCGTGGACTTCGCCGGAAAAAGTACCGGGAAGATTCTGGCGAACAACCTCCCGCTCGCCATGAAAACACTTATGACGACAAGCGCAGGTATCGCGCCGTATCCACCCCGTCTCGCTGAGTATGTGCCGTACGCGTATCGTCAGCCGGTTGTCGCAGACCTGATGCCGAACCAAGACACCAACGCGCCTTCGATTATCTATATCGAAATCACGACATGGACGAACAACGCCGCAGCCGTCGCGGAAGGTGGCACGAAGCCGTCCGGTGCATTGGCGGGTACGCAGCGCACTGTCCCGATGACGAAGATTGCCGAACTGCTCCCGGTAACGGAAGAGCAGATGGACGATACCGAGGGTATCCGCGATTTCATCGATGGAGCCTTGACCGATCAGGTCAAACTCGAAGAGGACAGAGAACTGCTCGGCGGTTCTGGTTCCGGTTCGGAAATGACCGGTTTCTACAACAAGAGCGGCCTGAACTCGCTGGCCTTCACCGGCAACCGCTTCATTTCTGCCCTCAACGGTATGAAGAGTGTCAAGACGGTCGGCTACTCGCAGCCTACCGGGTGGGTCATGCACCCTGACGACTGGTTCACCTTCGCTACGCAGCAGGACACCACCGGGCGCTTTATTCTGGGCAACCCCGGTGACGACACCCCGAAGCGTTTGTGGGGTCTGGATGTAGTCGAAACAACCGGCGCATCGGCGGGAACGCTTCTGACGGGCGCGTTCCGGCAGTGGGCGAAGGTCTATCGCAAGATGGATTTGCGCATTGACGCCGGGTGGGTAAACGATGACTTCGCCAAAAACCAGATGACCATTCGCGCCGAAGAGCGGTTGGCGTTGGTTATCTTCCGTCCGTCTGGTTTCACCAAGATCACCGGGTTCTGAGTCCTGTTAATACTCTGAGGAAAGGAGAAAGAATCCAATGGCATTAACAGTTCTTGAAAAAATGGTAGCGGGTGGGTTCCAGACAATCCCGAATGCTGGCGCACCTGTTACCGGAACGACTGAGGTTCAGACGCTTACGATTGGCGGAACGCCAACAGGCGGAACCTTCTCGTTTGCCATGAACGGGTATTCAACCGCTCAAATCACCTGGAGCGCGACAAACGCGACTCTTCTGGCGAACATCAATGCCGCTCTGGATGCGCAGTTCGGTGCCGGTCAGATTGTTGCAACGGCAACGAGCCTGACGGCAGGTATCGGAACAATCGCCCTGACGTTTAGCGGTTCCACCTATGCGGTACGAGCGATTAGTTCGGTATTCACGGTCGTCAACAACCTGACCGGCACATCGCCAACGACTGCTGTAGCACGTACCACGACGGGAGTTCAGGCAACCCACCGCAGCGCGTCGGTAGGGCAATTGCTTGTAGACACGACGACGAGCAGCGGGGAGACTTACCAGAACACCGGGGCTGTCGGTGCGCCTACATGGTCAAAGGTCGGT